CCGCAAGGACAAGAAGGGATTCTTGCCCGAATTGATGGAGAAAATGTATGGTGAGCGTGTCATCTTCAAGAAGAGAATGCTCAAAGCAAAGCAGGAGTACGAGAAGACTCCTACTGATGCACTTAAAAAAGAGATCGCCAGATGTAACAACATTCAAATGGCGAAGAAGATTTCTCTTAACTCTGCTTATGGTGCTATTGGTAATCAATACTTCAGGTATTTCAAACTAGCAAACGCTGAAGCAATCACTCTGTCTGGTCAGGTCTCGATTCGCTGGATCGAGAACAAAATGAACCAATATCTAAATAAACTTTTGCAGACAGAAGGCGAAGATTATGTCATCGCATCTGACACCGACTCAATTTATCTTAATCTCGGACCTCTTGTTACTAAATTTCTTAGTAGTAAGTCTGATGATAAAGCAGCAGTTGTGGGGTTACTTGACAAGATCTGCCAAGAGAAACTGGAACCTTTTATTGAATGTTCATATCAAGAACTTGCGGATTATGTTTCGGCGTATGAGCAGAAGATGAGCATGAAGCGGGAGAATATCGCTGATCGTGGTATTTGGACTGCTAAGAAGAGATATATTCTAAATGTATGGAACAGTGAGGGAGTTCAATACTCCGAACCTAAACTGAAAGTGATGGGCATCGAAGCAGTAAAGTCTTCTACACCTGCCCCATGTCGTCAAATGCTTAAGGATTCTTTCAAAATTATGATGTCAGGGTCTGAAGATGATATGATTGACTACATAGATAACTGCCGTAAGAAATTTAAGCAACTGTCTCCTGAAGAGATCTCTTTTCCGAGGTCTGTCAGTGATGTTACCAAGTACAAATCTTCGTCAGAAATTTATACCAAGGGAACCCCAATTCATTGTCGTGGTGCTCTCTTGTACAATCACTATGTCAAGAAAGCGAAACTCACCAACAAGTATTCGCTTATCCAGAATGGAGAAAAGATCAAGTTCTGCTACTTGAAGAAACCAAATATCATTCATGAGAACATTATCTCCTTCATTCAGGACTTCCCAAAGGAGCTAGGCATTGGTAAGTATGTTGATTACGACTTACAATTTGATAAAGCATTCTTGGAACCTCTAAAGATTATCCTTGATGCCATCGGTTGGAATGTAGAAAAAACTGTAAACCTGGAGATGTTCTTCTCATGAAAGAATTAGGAAATGTTTATCCTGATGGAGAATCTAAGAAAGACAAATGGAATAGAGGTCTTGATATCTTTATTGAATCTGTGATTGAACCAGATCCTACTCTCAGGGGATGTGCTCATGAACAAAAATGCTATCATGAATTGATGGATGTCCGTCAAAATGTGCTAGAATACCTGAAAACATTGCGCTGGTTAGACTGAATGGATTTTCTCAAAGAAATTGTAAAGGAGGTTGGTGGTGAGTACACCCAACTTGCAGCAGATATCGATGACTCTGAAACATATGTGGACACGGGTTCGTACATTTTTAACGGACTTGTTTCAGGCAGTATTCTTGGTGGTGTATCTGGGAATAAGATTACTGCCATTGCTGGCGAATCTAGCACTGGTAAAACTTTCTTCAGCCTCGCTGTCGTTAAAAATTTCCTTGATAGCAATCCCGATGGTTATTGTCTATATTTTGACACTGAGGCAGCTGTTAACAAGTCTCTTCTCGCAGATCGGGGTATCGATCTCAATAGGGTCGTTGTACTCAATGTAGTAACAATCGAACAGTTCCGTAGTCAAGCACTGAAGGCAGTCGATATCTATCTGAAGAAGAAGGAAGAGGATCGTAAACCCTGCATGTTTGTGTTGGATTCTCTTGGTATGTTGTCTACTGAGAAAGAGATCAACGATGCTCTGAATGACAAGCAGGTTCGTGATATGACCAAATCACAACTTGTAAAGGGTGCCTTCCGTATGTTGACATTGAAGCTTGGACAGGCTAATATACCTATGATCGTCACCAACCACACTTACGATGTCATTGGTTCTTATGTCCCTACAAAGGAAATGGGAGGAGGCAGCGGACTCAAGTATGCTGCGTCTACAATCATCTATCTCAGCAAGAAAAAGGAGAAAGATGGAACAGAAATCGTCGGAAACATTATCAAGGCTAAGACTGCTAAGTCTCGTTTGAGTAAGGAGAATAAAGATGTGGAAATTCGTCTTTATTACGATGAGCGTGGTCTTGATAGATATTTTGGTCTTCTTGATCTCGGTGAAATCGGTGGTCTCTGGAAGAATGTAGCAGGTCGCTATGAGATTGATGGCAAGAAAGTCTATGCCAAACAGATCTACAAGGAACCCGAAAAGTATTTTACTGAAGAAGTGTTGCAGCAACTCGATGAGATTGCTAAAAAAGAGTTTAGTTACGGGGAATGACCTTGGATAGGATTGAATTGACAATCCTAAGGAACCTGATACATGATGAAGAGTTTCTTAGGAAGGTTCTGCCTTTCGTAGAACCTGATTATTTTGATGAGCGTACTGAGAAAGTAATCTTTGAAGAGATTAATAACTTTGCCCAGGAGTATGACAAGATTCTTACTCCTGAGATCCTTGCTATTGAAGTTCAGAATAGGGATGACCTGACTGAGCAAGAATTCAAGGACATTTCCATCGTTGTTGATGGTCTGAAAGAGAGCGAGACTCACACTCAATGGTTGTTGGATGCTACTGAGAAGTGGTGTCGGGATCGTGCCATCTATTTGGCACTCATGGAATCCATTCAAATCGCAGATGGCAAAGACTCCAAGAAGACTAGAGATGCTATCCCTAGCATCTTGTCAGATGCCCTTGCGGTCTCGTTTGATAATCACATTGGACACGATTATCTTGAGGATTATGAGCAACGCTACGAGACTTACCACAAGAAGGAGTCTAAGATTCCCTTCGATCTCGAATATTTTAATAAAATTACAAAAGGCGGTCTACCGAATAAGACTCTTAACATTGCTCTGGCTGGCACTGGTGTCGGTAAAAGTCTCTTTATGTGCCATGTTGCTTCTTCCGTCTTGCTACAGGGGAAGAATGTGCTTTACATCACGCTTGAGATGGCTGAAGAAAAGATTGCAGAGAGAATTGATGCTAATCTCCTGGATGTTAACATCAGAGATCTCGTAGAACTTCCTCGTCAGGTCTTCGACACAAAGGTATCTAAAGTTGCTGCAAAGACTCAAGGCACTCTTATAATTAAAGAGTATCCGACAGCGAGTGCCCACAGTGGACATTTTAAGTCTCTTCTCAACGATCTGGCACTCAAGAAATCTTTTCGTCCAGATATTATCTTTATTGATTATCTTAATATATGCGCTTCCTCACGGTATCGCGGTGCGATTGGTGTCAATTCATATAGCTATATCAAGGCAATTGCTGAAGAGCTTAGAGGACTCGCTGTCGAAGCAGAAGTCCCTATCGTATCTGCCACCCAGACCACTCGTTCTGGTTATAGTAGCAGTGATGTTGATATTACTGATACTAGTGAGTCCTTTGGGCTCCCTGCTACTGCTGATCTTATGTTTGCCCTTATTTCATCTGAAGATCTTGAAGGACTCGGGCAAATTATGGTGAAGCAATTGAAGAATAGATACAATGATCTCAATGTAAACAAGAGATTTGTCTTGGGGGTTGACAGGGCGAAGATGCGGTTGTATGATTGTGATCAAACTGATGGTGGTCAGTTGCATGACTCAGGCGTTGAGAATGTAGAAGACTCCTTCAAAAATGAAAATAAGTTTGAGGGATTTAAATTTGATTAAATCTGCTACAAAAATATGGGAAGAGATTTCAGAGATTAATAATGTACAAGTTGAGTTTCATAAACTCAATGGAGTCGTTCCTGTTCTCTTAATTAGAGATCTCTATAAGTATCCAGACAAAGTTCATGAGTTTTTAAAAGGTTTAGATTACTGGGAAACTAAGGATTTTAATACTAACACTGTTGTTAGACCTGGATTGACGCATGTCTTTACTGAACCCCTATATCCTTTCTTCGCCAAAGCTCAAACATCTATCTTTGAAAAAATATTTGGTGTCTCTCAATTAAAAGTGATGGACATCTATGTACAAGCGACTGGTGGAGAGATGACTCTCGATCCTACCAGTGGATTATGTTGCTATCCCCATGTGGATTGTGATGTATTTGATAACATGGTAGATGATGAATATCCAGATCCAGTTTTCGTTGCTAATATCAATCTTACTAAGAGTGTTGATCCAGTAACTACAGGATTTTGGTCATACAAAAACAAACATTCTTTTCTTGACTTTACCAGAGAAGATAAGAATTCAATAACAGACTTTTATAATCGCCACGAAGATCAGACAATCGATCAGTGGTTTCAAATCGGGGACTATGAAGATTTCAAATTTGAAACTTCTGCCGATATGATGTATAATAGTCTGGTAGTATATTCAACTGGTTACATTCACAACCCTTACATCATGCCAGAGTGGTTCAAAGATGACCATAGGTTAATGATGTCCATCTTCTACAATCTGAATCCACAACATTTGGACTTTGAAGAAAGGGATGTTGATAATGTTTGTGCAGCGTGGGAGCACTTCAGACTAGATACATTGTTCAATTATCATCCACGCCAAACCGCACCGCAATTTTAATTATGCCTACTTATTCTAACGCTATTGCTGACGCAACACCTGATCCTCAGAAACCTGTAGCAACTCCTCCTCGCCGTCCTCGTGCGAAAGAGTTCTGGGAAGCAGAGCCTGGTGATCCTGAAACTGCAGGTTGGTCTGATAATCCTGAAGATCCTAATGGTCCGCAACTTGGCAACCCTGCATCTCCGACTCCTCCTCCTGTTGCCACTCCTCCCAATCCTCCTGTACAGCAGATGCCTGTAGTTGTGACTACGCCCAACCAAACTACCGAGGTTCGTGGAGATCGTTACCTTGAGTTTGTAGATCAGGTAACTAGTGCTCCTTCTAAGGATAACGCACAATTCATTGCTCGTCTTGCAACTCTTCAAGCAGAAGGTTGCCCAATCAATCGTCTGATGACTGCTGCTGTTGGCATCTCTGCTGAGGGTGGTGAGTTTATGGAGATTGTCAAGAAGATTGCTTTCCAAGGCAAACCCTGGGATCATGCAAATATTGAGCACCTGAAGATCGAACTGGGTGATGTTATGTGGTATGTTGCTCAGGCATGTATGGCACTGGACATTTCTCTGGAAGAAGTTTTGGATCGTAACATCGAGAAACTGTCGAAGCGTTATCCTGCTGGCACCTTTGATGCTTATTACTCTGAAAATCGTCGGGCAGGTGATCTGTGAAAATTGAACTGACTTTAGAGCAGGCAAGTGAAGTTCACTATGCTCTGCTCGTACATACAAAGCATGACTCTGTGGAGTTTCCCTCTGCTCGGGTTGCTCTCATTCGAGAGGCAATTGACATTCTTGGGGAAGAACTTGAAAAAACAACTGATTCTGAATAATGGAACACGCAGTAGAAGCATGGAACACGATGGGATGGTTTGAGGGTTTCCTCTTTACCGTCTGGATCGTAGCTCTGTATTGGGGCAAACTTAAAATTGATCAACGGTTCGCTCGTCGTACCGTATATCGTGTTAAACTAGAGGAGGACAAATGACCAAGAGACAATTCGTGGACAGCAAAGGTAACACCTGGGAGTGGGATGAGACCGATGAAGTTCGTGAGGCAGTAGCAAGACTCCACGATACTATTCGTGAACTTGAGAAAAAGAACGCCGAGAATGGTGGTGACTATGGAGTTGGTAAATGAGTGATTTTGCTTGGGAAGACGGTTCTATCATGGACCAGATCGACGAGACAATCAAGACTCTAGGTTGGGAACCCACTGACGATATTGCTGTAGAGGTTGGTGGGACCTCCGTCTATGGTATTGATGGGGCAGGAACTAAGTGGGCACCACTAAAAGGAACCCGTAAGTATAACAAAGATGCGTTCATTGTTATCAAAAACAGGAGTCGTGATCCTGTAGTTCCTTCTCAAGCGAATCTAAATACTGGGGAGTAGATCTCCCCTTTTTTTATGCCTCTGAATGTCCCAGAAGCAAATAGTCCCACCTTTTTAAAGGTGATGAGTGCGCTTGGTGGCGAGGACTATGCATATTACTCTTTTGATGTTAAGAATGTAGAGGCACCAGACTCGACGAAGAAGGTGCAGATTGCTCTAAAGGTTTTTGTACCTCAGAACAAAAGATTAGTAGCAACAGAACAGATTGCTGATGCTCTCCGAAATGATGGTGTAGATGTTCTGTCCAAAGAGAAGATGATGGATGTCATCATCCCAAACTCTGATGGCAAAAAGGTAATAAGAATTGAAGTTAAACCACCTTCTGGTGGTTCTGGTGCTGGTGCAGATGTCACGAAGATTGTTGAGTCTGCTCAGTGCGTCTATGCTGCCATGCAGTATGAGTGTGGAGATCTGGATGTTATCACAGAGAAAGACTA